CCTGCGATGACATACCAACTGTCCCCAGAGGCCAAAGTCCTGTTTCAAGAGTTCCAAGACTGGTACGACAGCAAGCGGAATGACGAGCGCTTACTCCAGTCTGACGATACCTTCATGACCGCCTTTGGCAAGATCGAGGGCTTGACCGGCAGACTTATGCTCATGTTCCACCTGATCGAGTCACCCTTTAGCATCACGGTGTCGGCAGACATCGCCAAGCGGGTGATCGAGATGGTCAAGTCCTACGTTGTCCCGGCCTATCGGTATGCCCTGAGCGAGTTGTCCGGTGCGTCCAACTTTGACACCTGGCTGCGCGACTACATCATCCAACACGCTGACGAGTCCACCATCACCTTGGCCGAGATCAAACGGTCAGCACGGCGGCAGATTGAGAAGGTCAACGTGTGGCAGCAGGATCAGATGATCTATGGGGCCATGTACCCGCTGGAGCAGGGCCGGTGGGTCATGCGTATGGATGACGGCAGCAAAGAGAACCAGCACCATGCCCAGTGGGCCATCAACCCTGCACTGGCCGTGCAGTTCAAAGATCACCGTAAGGCTGTGATCGATGCGAAACAGCGCCAACTTGACGAGATATACAGGCTGTCCAGAAAAGAAAAGCCCCGTGTGCATGGGGCTGAGTTGCTGGAGTGACAAGGGGGCCATTGACCCCCTTTTTCATGATTGCTTTTCCACAAGAATCGTATAAATGACATGGTGACACCTAGCGCACTTGTACCAGTAGCTGCCGGGGTTGCGGTACTTAATGCCGAAGTTGGTCGGCTCCCAGCGGTGTTTGCACTCGGTCATGCGTTTCCCCTTGCTCGGATGGCGTCATACGCATCTCCGCAGTTGCCATATCCCCTCATGTAGATGTCCTCACACACCTTTGCACACGCCTCACGCTCATCAGCACGAACAAGGGCTTCAAAGGCTTTGAGTTCTTCAGTACAAATGACAGATTCCCATGTCAATTCTTTACCGCTAAATTCAAAACCAGCCTCACGGGCCATGTCTATCGTGTCTCTCATCCCCGTGCCTCCTTGCGTCCCTTTTCGATAAGCTCCCGAGCATATGACTGATCCTCCGGCCTCTCGCTGGACAGCATAGCCCGGAGTTTGTAGGCGATGGCCCGTGCGCTCTCGGTGTTAGTGGCGCGTTCGTATCGTGCGCCTTCGCTGATGTATTCGGCTTCGGTGTGGTTCACTTCGATTCTCCAGTCTTGGTTACTTTGGTGCGGGGTCGCTTTGGCATGACGGGGTCAGGCGTTGGAATCAGGCCAGCCAGGATCGCAGGGGCCAGCACTGCCAGCAGGTCGAACACCTCCACTAAGCGCACGGCGGCGGCATTAGGTGCGCGGGTACCCGTGCGCCACTTACGAAGGGTGAACACAGGTACACCCAGCAGGGTGGCCGCTTGGGCTTCGGTCAACTGGTGGCGGGTGATAAGCGAGGCCAATGCGGCCACGAATTCGGGGTTTTGAGGGGGTTTTTTGTCGGTCATGGGGGTTACCTAGGGTAAGGGTCAAAAAATGCCCCTAGGCTTGATCCTAGGGGCTTTGGGGTTATGAATGCACCGGGTTAAATGTCCCACGCTGCAACGATAACGGCCACAATGGCGGCAACGATTAGGGCACTCATAGGGTCACCCTTACAAAGGGTGCAGGGGGTAGCGCTTCGCGTTGTTCCCGTGCATATCGTTCGATCTGCTCAGGTGTCCACGGTATCGGGCCACCGGGCGGGGGGAAAGGCCATGTGTTCATGCGTTTCCCCCATATGCGCGTTCACGCCGTGCGACATAAAGGTCGGTTTTCAATTGTTCGTTTTCGGCCACGGCTTCACCCAGTGCCCTTTGCAGGTCTGCAATCCGGCCAAATAACCGGGCGGTGCCCGGGTATCCCTCAGAGTAAGCTAATCGTTCGGCCTCTTCGGCCTGTAGGTTTTCAAGGTTGATCATTTCAAAGTCTCCAAGTATTGGGCGACACTGCGCCCCATTAAAAAGGCATGTTCTGCACTTGGCAGGTTCATCGGTGCGTTATCGGTGGCATCGGCTAAGTCAATCAGCCACTGCCAGAATTCTTTTACTCGCATATGAAATCCTGTAAATTGGCATTCATTGTGGAATAGGGGCCGGTCTGAAATAGGGCACGGTAAGGGTGCCAGATTTCCATCAGGGTGACGGGTCTGCCCTTATGAGTGCCCTTTGTGCCCGGCTTCGGCCAGTCTGCCCGGGTTGGATATCGGTCCGGGCGTGGGTCATGCACGTAACCGGGAATAGGTGATTCGGTCATGCTGCCACCACCTTCAAGCGGATAACGCGGGCCATTTTCTGGCCGTGCGCTGGGTAGCAGATAAGCGGGATTGTTTTGTCCCAGCATGCCCGGCAACCCGAACATTTGCCGTCATGTTCGTATGCCCGGCAAAGACTCGCGCCCGGATGATCCTGAAACGTCTCAGCACTTGGACCGATAACGGATCCGTGCAACCCGGGGATGTATTCCCCAGTGATGCTATCGGCCGAAAAGCGCACGGATACATTGTCCAATGCCTGCATGGCGCGCAGTACTTGCAAGAATTTAGGGAATTTGTGCATGCGCGTGGGCAACCAATGACTGCACCACGGGGTGCGTTGCATGACTTCAAGCACTTTCTCAGCTAGTGCGAGGGAGTACAAATCCCCGCTATCAAGCCAACGAAAATACCGGTCCTTTTCCAATTCGGCCACCATGTCATCAACCCATTCGATGCGTTGCCAGTCCGCCCGGTTGAATTCCCGGGGTGCTTTTACGTTCGGGTAACGGTAATTGCCAGTGGTGGCGTAGCAACCTTTACAGGCGTCAACCAAGACACCGGGCGATTCAATCGAACCGGGGCAAGTGTCAATGGCTTGAAGGGACCATGACCGGATGCCATCGAGTTTTGAGGTTACAGAGATTTTAGGCATGGTTTAGTTTCCTTCAGTTACGGTCGGTTGATGTGGTGATGTCGAGTAAATAGGCGCAGGGGTCGGCCATGAAGGTGTGCACCTCCTCCATGCGCTCGTTTATCAGGTCAGCTTCGCCAAAGGTAAACAAGGGTTGACCCGTGGCGCCGTTGATGATGTGGTGCGCGTTGTTCTCTGGGTGAAAACTCAAACCCAGTTGATAAAGTTGGAAAAGGAACCCCTCAGCGTCTGCAATTGTTCGAAGTGGTGTATTGAAGTCCATGATCAGCCCCTCCAAGCAAGCAAAACGCCGATCAACGCGAAGACGGCAACGGTGGCAACAGCCCATGGCCACTCACGGCCACGGGTTACGGGTTGAGGGTGCATGTCGATGTATGTGAGTTGGTGGCGGTTCATTTGGTTTCTTTCGGTTACGGGTTACAGGTGCGGGGGCTTTTGCCCCCGTGGGTTCAATGCAGAACAATCAATTCGAAGTAGTGGTTGATGCCGTCTGAATCACGGTAACGCACGGGTTCTTCAGCTTCTTCGATCAGGTCACAAGTGAATTCATCGAGTGAGCCGCCACCGTCTTCGCTGCCGATGTAAACGGCGGTTTTTGGGATCAGGTCATAGGACACCAGTGTTTTCATGTTTCGCATTGTGTTCTCCAGTTACAGGTTACAGGTGCTGCGAGTTGCAGTGATGCAATCATAACACACATTTAACCCAGCGGGTCAACAATTATTTGCATCAGTGCTTTCCCTACCCTCTGGGTGTTCCTTGTGTCTGTGCGTCATTTGTGACTTACAGAGGGGTAAGGGATTCTGGGAAAACCAGAATAAAAGACCTGTTTGAAAAATCGTATTTTTGCCCCCTCGCCTGCGCGATGTCACAAATGACTCACTCGCCATGATTTCCGGCCAACTCATAACCCAGGGGGTCAACTGTAACCCGCTGGGTTAACCCAGGATCAAAGGATCATTGCACCCGCTGGGTGCGCTGGGTGCTGGGTGTAATGGCACCCGCTGGGTGCATCAATGCATGAATCATGGCACCCGCTGGGTGCGCTGGGTTGACCTGGTGATGCATGCATCATGGCACCCGCTGGGTGCTGGGTGTCATGGGGTGCTGGGGTGCTGGGGTGCTGGGGTGCTGGGGTGCGTGATCCAGTGGCACCGGTGACCAGGGGCAGCGCTGGGGTGCCAGGGTATCGCGGGTGCCTTGCTACCCGAGGCCCCCGGGTAGGGCCGAGCGCCAAGGGTCAGCGGCGGCGTAGGTACCAGACAAAATTTTTATAAAATTTCTCATTGATCCACAGACCCATTGGGTTCATTGCAACTCCAGCAACACATGTGCTACCCTATAGGCACTATGGACACACCACATCAGCAATCCGTAGGCGCAGATGTCACACTGCTACCAGACTGGCTGGACCCCGCGCCTGCAACTCCGAAACCCTCACCAGAGGGCAAAGCACTCGTACTCGTACAGTATGAGCAGGTCTTCATGCGAGCCATCGACTCGATTGCCCACGGCATGTCGCTGTCCCAGGTGCTGCGGGATGACCAGCGGGACATCGACTACAACGACTTCTACCGGTGGATCAAGAAAGACCCAACCCGCAAGCAACTTTTTGACGAAGCTCAGGAGATGCGCACGGAGTTCATGGCTGGCGAGATCATTGAGATTGCCGATGCCGATGACTCGCTGGAGGACGTGAACCGGTCCAAGCTCAAGATCGACACGCGCAAGTGGCTCATGGGAGCGCACAACAGGAAGAAATACGGCGCGACGACCAACATCGAATTGACCGGTGGGATCAGCATCACCGATGCGCTGAGTGCTGCTCGGGCCCGTATCGTCGAAGCCGAGGTGATTGATGTGGAGCCAAGGACAGACTGATGCAGAAACCCATTTACTCCCCAGAGGACGAACAGACCCTGATGACTCAGTTGTGGAGTTCGCAGGTTGCCGACAACCCTGAGACATTTGTCCTGTTTGCGTTCCCGTGGGGGCAGAAGAACACCCCACTCGAACACTTCAAAGGACCACGCGCATGGCAGCGTAGGGCACTGCGGAGAATCGCGGAGCACATCACAGAGAACCGGGGCAAGCTGGACATGGACGCGCTCAGGCGGTCTGTCAGTTCGGGCCGGGGTATCGGCAAGTCAGCACTGGTGTCATGGCTCATCCTGTGGATGCTGTCGACCCGGATAGGCTCGTCCGTCATCGTGTCGGCCAACAGCGAGAACCAGTTGAGAACGGTGACTTGGGGTGAGTTGACCAAGTGGGCCACCATGAGCATCAACTCGCATTGGTGGGAGCCGAGTGCTACCAAACTGGTACCTGCTGCGTGGTTGACCGACCTGGTCGAGCGTGATCTCAAGAAGGGCACCCGGTACTGGGCCGCTGAGGGTAAGCTCTGGTCCGAAGAGAACCCAGACTCGTATGCCGGTGTCCACAACCATGACGGCATGATGGTGATCTTTGACGAGGCCAGTGGTATCCCGGATGGCATCTGGTCAGTGGCGGCTGGCTTCTTTACGGAGAAGATTCTCGACAGGTACTGGTTCGCGTTTTCCAACCCACGGCGCAACACCGGGTACTTTTTCGAGACATTCCACAGCAAACGGGACTTCTGGGACGGCGAGATCATCGACGCTCGGACAGTCGAGGGCACCGACAAGGCGGTGTACGACCAGATCATTGCCGAATACGGCGAAGACTCCATACAGGCCCGTGTCGAGGTGTACGGCGAGTTCCCTGCGGCCGGTGAAGACCAGTTCATCTCGCCCGTGGTGGTCGAGGATGCGTTCAAACGGCCGCTGTACAAAGACATGACAGCCCCGATCGTGATCGGCGTAGACCCGGCCCGGGGCGGCATGGACAGCACAGTCATCTTGGTGCGCCAGGGGCGGGACATCGTGTCTATCAAGCGCCTGAAGGGCGAGGACACCATGAGCGTGGTGGGCCACGTGATCGACGCCATTGATGAGTTCAAGCCGGTTTTAACCGTGATCGACGAGGGTGGCCTTGGATACGGCATCCTTGACAGGCTCACCGAGCAGCGGTACAAAGTGCGCGGGGTAAACTTCGCGTGGAAAGCCAAGAACCCGGTCATGTGGGGCAACAAACGCGCTGAGATGTGGGGTGCCATGCGCGACTGGCTCAAGACAGCCTCAATTCCCGCCGACAGGCAGCTTAAGAACGACCTGGTTGGCCCGATGAAAAAGCCCAACTCGGCCGGGACCATCTTTTTGGAAGGT